TTACAACTCCTGATGAAGCTGTAGCTAAAGATACTACTGAAGATGTTTGGTTCATTGTGTAACCATAACGGCCAGCACCATATAAACCACCAGAAGCGAAGTTACCAAAGTTTGTTGATGTAGCACCATATAAAGAATTACCTGAAGCAAAAGGACTCTTCGCAGTTCCATATTGGAAATCTAAGAAGAATACTAAACCAGCTGGTAAGCTCATTGGTTGTACAGAAACGAACTCTTTAGAAGCGATTTGACCAAATACTTTACGTACTAAAGGTAAGGCAACGCCAGCCCATTGTTCACCAGTCCCTGGAGTGAATGTACCACCTGTACCAGTTTGAGAAGACTCAACAACTAATTGCTTAGCTTGATTCTCCAACAACATAGCCATAGTAGTTCTGTCTTGTTCGCCAAGACCTTCCAAAAGACCTGATTTTGCCCATTTGCTAGCTAATTTGCTTGCATCAGATTGAACTGACTGCCATGGGTTAGCAGATTCGATTAAAGATTGAACAGTACTCATTTGTTAATGAAAATTTAAATTTATTTAATAATACCCGCTAATTTTTGTAAGCGGTTAATAACAGCATCGCTTTCTACAATTGTTTGCTTAGGAGCATTTCCAACTGCTTTAGAAGCGAAACCAATAGATTCTTTCAATGAAGACTTCTTAGTCTCACTTACAGATTCTTTTAATGTTGCGTAAATGTTTTTAACCTCATTGATTGTAGTTGCACGATCAAATGCGTTAATAACTTTTACTTTTTGTGATTCAGCTAATGACTTAGCTTTGAAAATCTTATTAACGTAAAGTAATTTAGCGTTTAATAAGTTCACTTCGTTAATTGATTCTTTCAATGTTTTGATAACACTGATAGCTTCTTTTAACTCTTTTTCAGCTTTTTCTGCTTTCTTTTCTGCCTTAGCAGCTTTTTCTTCAGCAGCTTTTTCCTTAGCTTTTTCAGCTTTGGTTTTTTCTTTTTTAGCTTCGTAAAGGTCATCATTAGAGTCTTCGTCTAATTCAGATAACATTTCGTCGATGTCGGTAATTTCTGTGTCAGAAGTTTCCATGTCAGTTGGTTCCATATCAGGAGCTTCAGTATCATCTGATTTGCCCATTAACTCAGCTACAACATCATGAATGATGTCTTTTAACTCGTCAACAGTTAACTCAGTGATTTCATCATCACCTTCTTCTTCACCTTCTTCTTCTTCTTCTTCCTCTTTCAATTCGTCATCTTTAGCTTCTTCCATGGTTTCATCTTCTTTTGCTGCTTCCATCATAGAATCATCATCAGATTTTGCTTCTTCCATGTCAGCGCCTTTGTCTTCTCCCTCTAAAGCTTCAAGTTCAGCTAAGATTTCGTCTAAAGATTCTTCCATATCGTAAGTTTCGTCCATTTGGTCGTCACCTTCTTTAAGTTCATCATCTTTATCCTTATCAGCTGTTTCTTGCATTTCTTCTTTGTTAGAAGCAGGCTTCTTAATACGATACTCATCGATTCCTTCTTCCATCTCATCTTTAACTTCATCTAATTCTTCCTCAACTTCTTCAGAAAGTTTTAACGAAATCATTTCTTTGATTCGTGGAGCAAAGGTTTCTTCAAGAGCGGCTTTTGCATTAGCTAACGCGGCTTCGCGTACAGCTTTAGCATCAGCGATCGCTTGTGCGAACAATGCTTGATTTGACATAATAAAATTGTTGTCGGGGATTGTCTATTCGATTTGAGACAATATAAGGGTATGTAATTAAAACGATAGGATATTAGAGATCCTATATGGGTATCAATAAATATATGTAGATATGTCTAAGCGATAAAGTCTTAAACAGGCTTTATGCAACATATCCCAGTTTGTGAACAGATAATTTCTGATATTAACTGGTTGATTTTGCCATATTTGCTAGGTTTAGCAATTGTTGTTGGATCATATGATTCATTCATTGTTGTACCTGTTGGTCTCATAAATGCACCTTGTGTTGAAGGTGTTGATACGAAATCCCAACATAACAATTCAAAATCGTCTTGTACCTCTACTGTACCTTCACCTAATGGTTTAACTGAGCCCATACCACGAGATGAAATACCTACAGTAATATTGTTAATAAATAACTCTTTTAATATGTTACCACTTGGTGTTGGTAATACTTCAATTCTACCCATTAAATCATCTCCGTCCCACCATAATTTAGTAATGTTATGGCATACATTTTTAAGATTGATAATAGATGAATCTGGATGATCTAGTTCGCCTAATGCTCTATTTTCAGCGATAGGTCCACTAACATACTTTTCTACTTCACGTTTTAAAGTATCTTTAGGATAAACACGTCCATTTTGATTTTTAGCATCAGCACGTTGTACTACACCCTCAACAATTAAGTTTTTAGATGGATTAAACTTCGCCTCATTTAATGATTGAGGTGATGGCTGGAATGAGAAATATTCTATTAAAACTTGTTTGGACATGATTAGTATATTATACGTCTGTTGTTGTTGTTTGAACTCCTTTTTTAGCTAAACTAGCTTGTATGTCTGATACTTGATTGTCTGGTACTACATCAATAGTTGTTCCTGTAGTTTTAGACTTAATAAGTTTAGTTTCTTTCTTTAACTTAGCTTTGATTTTAGCAATATTTTTAGTTTTCTTATCTACTTCTACTTCTTCATTCTCAGTTAAAAAAAAATCTTTGAATGAAACACCTTCTTTAACCACTTTTGGTTTACCAGGCATATCCATTACTTTGCTAATTCCTTTAGCTTTCTTAGGTGTCATAGTCATTTCCTTAACACCTTTTGGAGATGCAGTTCCTTGCTCTTTCTTACCTAAATTATCTTTAACATTTGCTTTAGCATTCTTACCAGCACCTTTTTTCAACATTCCATCAGCAGTTGCTTGCATTCCTGGTTTGTTAGTTTCAGTTTCTTTAAAAGTGTAAGGTGATTTTTTAGCATTTAACGTTGTGTAGTAGTTAGAATCTTTAGCTAAATTTCTTAATGTTTTAGCTTTAGCTTTTTCTAAACCCTCATCAGTATAGTCATCAGAACATTCTAATTCATATTGAATACCTAAACGGTATTGGTATGGATTAGCATGATCCGCGTCAAGCGCTTTTGGTTGTTTTTTCTTACCTTCTTGTAATGAATCAGACTCAGCAAATTCTCTTCTACGAGATTTATATCTGTCTTTGAATCTTAAAACATCCATTACATCGTCAACGTCATTATAGAAACCATAATGTTTCAATAAAGCGTCTTCTTCTCTTTCATATAAGTTATTTTCAGCAAAGAATTTGCCTAACATTTTTTTATCAACATTCATACCTAACTCATCAACATATATTTCAATATCTTCATCACTCACTGGTTCTAATTTTTCATCTACAGAAGCATCTTCATGAGACATTTCTTCCATAGGTGCTTCTTTAGCGATATCTACTTTAGTTTCTTCTACAGACTCACGGATAATACCCTTATTCTTAAGGATTTTAATAGCGTCATCATATGATGTTACACTGATAATCCAAGGTAACTTAGCGTCACGTCTAACTTCATATAAGAATTTTTCGCGACTTACCTCGCCTGCTTTATGCTTTTTGTATAAATCTATTGTTGTCATACTGATAAATATTATCTTCCTTGACCACGATACGCTTTAGGGCGTGGTGTGTGTTTGTTAAATGATTTTTGTGCTGATCCTATTTTGCGTTTACCGAATGAAACTTTAGTACTATTGCTTGCTGATTTTGCTTTAGCCATTATTTTTTATTTTGGGTTATATAATCCTTGTCTTACAAGTGATTGGATAATAGCGAATACAGCATCTTGATCACTATACTCATAAAACTTAGCTAAATCCTTCACATATCCTAATACTTTAGAATCAAGTTCAGGGTTAACAGCTTCATCCATCTCAGTGTTTTCGTTTATTTTAGCCTTAGCGTTAAACACAAATTTTTTATAGTCGAAATTATCCATTGTTATTTTATTTAATATTCAGGGTTTCTATCTTTTTCATCAAACGCACCTTGTATGTAAGCATATCTACTTTCATTTCCTCCATCCCATACATTGTAGTTTTCATCATCATCCTCTCCAGTAAAGAAAATAATATCATATACTTCATCATAAAACTTAGTATCAGTAGCCATTAGTTTTTCAAATTTTTCTAATGTATTAGGTCTAAGTTTAAATGCTATATAATTATCAGCTCCTGGTTTGTTTATTTTATATTCTTTCCATAATTGCTTATAGTCCATTGCTTTAGACTTACGGTTAGGAACAGAAGGAGCATTTGTAAAACCAAAAACATCGACAGCGTAATTTTTCTTTATCTTACCTCCAGCAAGTTGTGGAGCGTCTTCTTTCTTGATTTTCTTAAATGCTTTAGCAGTAGCGATTTGTGGGTTAGAAACACCAGGAGCAAAACCAGCACCTGTACCAGTACCAGACATTTCTTTTACTAGTTGTGTAGTATACTCCTTAATATATTTTCTAATGTCCACTTTTTCTTTATTTTCTTTTTTTATCAAATCAACACCTTGTGTGAATGTTTGTGGTTTTAATTTGAATGAACTTATACTGTCTTTTAACACAGCATATAGCATATCAACTCCTTTAATAATTGGTTGTAACCATCCTAAATAAGATTTAAAATCTGTTAATTTAGAAAGGATATCTTTTAAACCGTCTTCTGATAAGAAGCTAGTTATATATGCTTTTATTTTGTCAGGAGCTAATCCAGACATTTTATTTATTACATATTGTGCAATAGCTCCAATTCCAGTAGCTGCTAAAAATTTTTGCCATCCTTTAAGATCAGTAATTTTAGTTACTACATTGTTAATTTGATTAACTAAATCTCCTAATCCTATCTTATTTAAAAGAGCCGTTAATTTTGATAATGTATTTCTTTTAAATCTATACCACACATCATCAGAAAAACGTTGTAATATTGTAGGGTTTGATATTACATTTCCTATAACAGCAGCTGCGTCTTTCCAATCACTAATCTTATCAACTACTCTATTATATTTTTCTTGAGCATAGGCTTTTACACTATCCAAGAATGCTTCTTGTAATAATTGTTCTTGTAAAAGTTTATTTTCTATGCTCAATTCCATTAATTATATCCTAACTTGGTTAATACTTTTTCTATTTCAGAACGAATAGCGTTTTTAGAAATTTTGCCTGGTTGAAATCCTAATGTTTCAAACCAGTTCTCAAACGCTCCAGAAAATTCTTGAATATTATTAATAGCTTTAGCTTTATTTTGTACTGTTGTTGCTACCTTTTGAGCTTTACCTAAAGCAGCTACATCAGTAGGAACACCCGCTAATTCTTGTAATCTTTTTATTTCGTTAATTGATTTTTTCATTTTACTTAGATACTTTTTTTAACTCATCTAGTAACTCATGGTATTGTAATAATGAGATCATATGCTCATCTTTTACAGTTTTACCTTTAGGAACACCAACCATTAAATTCAATATCTCGTTTAATTTAATCTGAGTAGTTTTATCATCTAGTTTAGGGATGAATGCTTGTAACTCATTTTTTAAACCATTAACATTCTTGTTAACAAACTCACGTAATTGTTCTGTGTTAGAAATGTTATTGATGAATTCTTTTAATATATTCTTCTGAGTAGTGCTGAAATATGAGTATTTGTCATTGAATTTCTCAATAAGTAACTTGTAAGCTAAGATACGAATATCTTTATCTGCTCTTGTAAACTCATTGATAACAGCGCTTTGAATTTTTTCTTCAGTCAATGGAATTTTTGTGATATGTTCCAACAATGTTAACTTGTTAGTAACAATTGTTTTAGGATCACTAAATTCTTTACTGTTTCTAGATTCAATTAACGTAGAGATAGACGCTAATACTTTGTAATTGTTAATCTTAGCCTTAAAGAAATCATCAAGATCGTAGTTCTTCTTGATCTCTTTGATCAAGTTGTACTTATCCTTGTTGATTTGTTCACGATTCAATTTAGTACTTAAATCAAGTACTGTGTTGATCAATGACTCGGCTTTAGACTCACTCAACTTCTCAGCTGAAGCAATAGTATAGTATAATTTATGCTCCTTGGCTAATTCGCTGTTGGAGAAAAATTTCTTAATGATTTTAACCGACGATGAATCTTTGGCTGATAGCACATCAGATGCGATCTGGCGGACAAGTAATTCAAATAAAATACCTGTATTTTTAAATTTGCTGTGTTTGGCTTTCATATAAAGTTAATGCGCACTACTTATAAATATGTTATTAATCAAGTTGCTCACGGATATTGTCCTCGTTTAACAAATCGCTCTGTTCAAATAACGTGATTTTACGATTAGCTTTAGGTGCGTTTGCTAATGTTGACTTAAGACCAGCTAATGCTGATGATGCTTTTGCCTCCATTGCTAATGCTGAGTTGCCTTTGTAGCTAGCGCGCAATGTACCGTCTTCTTGGTCATCATTGCTCTTCATAAACTTATTACCTAAACGATCTTTACCTAATGGATCTTTTTGAGTACCAATAAATGATGGATGTTCAGTTGGTCTACCCTGTAATGGTTTAGGTTCATTTGGATTAGTCTCATCAAATCCTACAGGAACTTCATTACTTGAATTATATCGACCTGAACCGTAAGCGGTTGCTAATTGTGATGGTGTACCGTAGGCTTGACCAGAATCATATGGATCATTACCTTCAGTTTGTATTTGATCTAAACGGAACTTAGCTTTCTTATCTTCAACTAATTGATCACGTAAGTCATCCATTTGTTCTTCACTCATATGGAATAAATGCTCATAAATCCAACTAGTTGGCATTAATTCTTTATCAATCATATTACCTGCTAAGTCAACCTTTTGAGCAAGTAACGCCATACGTTCTTGATCATAGATAATTGATGGTGTAGTTAAGTTTAACTCAAAGTTAGTTAATGATTCACCTTCATATCCCTGAACATATAAGTGTACAATAGCGATTTTGTATAATTCTGATAATATGATACGTTGAATACGTTCAACTGTACGAGCGAAACGAATATCCTCAGCGGCTAATGTTGCTTTACCAGTTAAATCTTTTTCATATCCTAAGAACGCTTTAGGTATCTTAAGAGCTGCGAATAATTTATCTTTTAAATAATTCACGTCATCAATACCATTATATTCTAAACCTTTAGTAGTATCAATTCTAGTTGTACTGTCATTACCACGTACAGGAATATAAAAATCCTCTAACGTGTTCTGCATATTGTACTTAAGGTTATATTGGCCAGTTTGAGGATCAATATAAGGAACTTTCTTCATCTTATTGATCATCTTCTGCATGTAGTTCTCAACTTCATTTGGTGGAATTGAACCTACATTAACATAGAAAATACGTTTTTCAGGAGCACGAACAATTCTATGAATCAACATTGCATCTTCCATCAACACGTATTGTTTGAATATCTTACGTCCTGGTTCTAAGTAACTTCTGCCATATGGTAAAAAGTTAACATCACTTAATAATCTAAAGTGAGCCATTTCATAGTTCTCAAAAAACAAACCATCAGCATTGCCTAACATTGCTTGTGGTGGAACTACACCATATCCCATTGTAGTACCTGCTACAGATGTTGGATCATACTTGAAACGAACATATGTTGGATTCTTAACATCAGATCCTTCTTCTCTTATAATAGCATAAGCAGAGAATGGAATAACATTATAAACACCAAATTTTTCTGATATTTCTAGTTTAAGATAAAAATCACCATACTTACACATGTTTCTAGTCCATGACCATAGTGTAAATTCAATATTTAAGACGTCGTAAAATAAATTACGTAATATTTTTTGTATGTTTTCGTCTGATGATTTGATATGAATAACTTCACCGAAGTCATTCTTTAAAGTACATTCATCAGCGATGATATCAAGTGCAGAGGCTACGATAGCATCTGTATCCATTGCTTCATAATCCGTGTACAACTGTACACGCATTGTTTGGTAATTTAAAACGTTATTAAGGTTATAAACTCCTGCGCCTGACGTTGTATATATTTTGGTAAATCGGTCAACTAGTGCGTTTGTTTGCAACGCTCCTAGCGATTGTATTCTATCAGTGTCAACTACTTTTAATTGATCACCTCCAACATTTCTGATGATAACATCAGATGAGAATAATCGTTTTAACCTACCAAAG